TCAGCGAGTCGTTGTCGGTGGCCATTGCTTCCGCGAGGCCCTCCATGTGGAAGACACCTTGTGCAAAATCCTGAAGGATATTTGCCGCTGCATTCCACGACATCTGATAGTCCCGGAGAACTTCAAACACTCGCACCGCCAGCGAATCGCCCCAACCCATGTTCTCGCGGAGCTGCCTGCGGGAGGCATAGATCCCCTGGAACCGCAGAATTCTACTCTCGTGAACCATCGGCATGAATGGCGCTTTTGCATTTGTGCTAACAAGCTGCGGAACGATTCGGTAAATCTCAGTCTCTCCGAACTTGGGTTGGGTAGGATCGCCATAATAGGAAAGGCTCTGGAGTTCTCGAGCGTTCAACGTGGTGAGGAAATCGATGGACTGGATCGCGTCTTCATTCAGCGGCTTGGTGAGGTCCGTCTGTCCGTCGTTGGCGCCGATCAGGATCCCAGCTCCGCCGAAAGCGCGCATCCACGCGGTCACATCCTTGAACTTGGAGGACACATCGAAGACCTGAAGCCACGTCATCATGGCCTCGCTGATCTCCTTGCCGTCGCCCTCCGCTTCCTCAATCGCGTCCATCCCGGTTTTCGTGGGCGTGGGAGTGATCTGCGGCGCGGCGAGCTCCATTCCGGTAGGTGTGGGGGCCGTGATCGCCTCCCCGTCGGGCTGGGAGGTCCCATCATCGTCAGCGATCTTAAGGTCCCCCCACTCGCGTGTAGCTTCCTCGGGCACCACATCGCAGATCCGCGCGTAGAGATCATCCCCGCGGTAGAGCTCCAGGAGATCCTCAAAAGCAAGCTTGACCCTCGCGGCCTGGGACTGCCAGCGCTTGTCCCTTGAGGGATCACCGATCCCGTTGAGGGCGTTGATCCAGCCGTCCCTGCGGGCCTGGCCGTCCGCCTTCTGCGTCTCCATGCGGGAGATCAGAGGGGCGCGGATGTATTTCTCGTCGCGCCTTCGAGCGGACCGATCGAGATACTTACGCGCCGCGTCAGGAATCGCTGATTTAACTGTTACGCCAGAGCCGCGAAAAGGTGCCTTCATGCGGCTCATCTTACCGTTTTCGGGGAAAGGTTTCCGCAGTGGTGCAGGAATGCCTTCCCCTTAGGGGCGGAGGCTAGAGGGTAAGGTGCCTTAACTATTAAGCGGTTGATCTGGCACGGACCGCGCATTAAGGAGGGGCATGACTAACCATCCCACGCTGACCCGCCCTGTGCAGTTTCCAGTAGGCCGCCCACTTACCGAAGATGACGCCAGATTGCTTTTGTCGGTTCGTGCCTATGCGGAAGGTGGGGGCTGGTTCACTGTGGGAGCGCACGAAGAGGCGTTCTGTGCCGAAGCAATGATCTACATTTGCCGCGGGACCCACAAGGACGGCATCACCGGCTGGCGCGTGTTGGAGGTCCGATAGCATGGCCGACTGGAGACGCGGAGACGGATCAGCACTCAGGGATGACAGCTATTTTAAGGATCGTTTCGAGATCCGTTGCGTGGGAGAAACGAACTCGGGCAAGCGCACGAACTGGGAGGTGTTCGAGAATGGCGCGCGTATCCTTACGCATGCCTTGACACGCAAGGCCTGGGTGCGCGGAAGAACATTCACACGGCTCGGTGATGCAAAGCGTTGGGTGGACAATATCCTACGCTTCCCTAGCGGCGCTTAAGCTTTCCCTCCCCGAGCCTGCCCAGCGCAGCCATGCGAGCCAGTGCGGAGCTTTCACTGAGGTAGTTCACTGCGTACGACGACATATCTAGGGCATCGTCATGTGCCCCCGCGGGGTACGTAACACACTCCTCGATGTAGTCCGCTACCCACGGGGCGTCCGTCGGGATCCAGACGTTGCCTGCCTCGAAGTCCGGAGAGGCCGCGTGGATGCGCGCGTCCTTGCCGCCACTCGTTTCCTTCGAGTCGATCGGCATGACGCCCGGAAGTTTCTTCTTCAGCACCTCGATCACCGCGGTCCCGTTCGCCTTGTCTTCGATCATCTTCCGTCGCACCATTGGCCACTTCTGCGCGAGGTCGTTGAACGTGGCGATGGTAGTGGTGAGACCCATCTGGTCCCACCGCAGGTCCAATAGGAAGAGGTTCGGCCCTTTCTTGCCCCACACGCCGATCGCTACGCGATCACTCGTGTCCGTGTCCTTGAACGCGCAGTCCGCGATCATCGCCATCTGGTCAAAGCGGTCCGGGATGATCTGCACTTCCATCCCCGGGATCTCCGTCGACGCGCCTTTGCGCACCCATCTCCGGTTGAACCAGGCGCGCTTGTAGATGCCTCCCTCGGCTGGCGAGGGCCGTTGCTGATGTTGTCCCGCGTATCCATAGGATCCGAGCACGCGCTTTTCGGTAACCAGCACCTCCGGAGGGAAGCGCTCGGGGAAGAGGAGCTCTCCCTCCTCAGTCCGCGGATCCTCGAAGGGGAGCGATGTCTTGCAGTGCGTGACGGACTCGTACTCCTGAGGCAGACGCAGATGGACCCAGCCTTCCTCGCTCTCCTTCGCGAGGATGTGCCCGGATAGGTCTTCCTCGTGCAGTCGCTGCATGATCACGACGCGCCTCGAGGTCTTGTTGTCGTTGACGCGGTTGCGGAATGCCTGCGACCACCAGAGCAGTGCGCCATCTCGCTTGGGTTTGGAGAACGCGGCCTTTGCGTCCAGGGGATCGTCCACAAGAAGCACGTCCGCGCGCTGTCCTGTAACGGCGCCTCCCACACTGAGAGCCATCCGGAAGCCCGTTGTATCGAATGAGTAATAGCCCTTCGCGTTCTGATCCGCGGACAGTTTGAACGCCGGCTGCAGCGAGCGGTACCAGTCCGACTCGATCAACTGCCTGCACTTGATCGAGTCTCTCAAAGACAGCCCAATCGCTGCAGAAGCCGCGATGATTCGCAGCGCTGGATTGTGCAGCCACTGCCATGCGGGCCAGAAGACGGAACACGTCAGGGACTTCATTGATCCTGGTGGCACGTTGATCAGTAGGTTCTGAATTTTCCCCGCGCTGACTGCCTCGAGGTGCTGACAGATCGCGTCGATATGCCAGTTCCAGATCAGCGGCGTGGAGGGCTCCAGGATTGCCCAGGCTTGCTTGACGAAGCGCGCGAGTGACTTCCGTGCGGCGCCCAACCTGGACAGCCTACGGAGCTCCACAGGCCCGAGAGCTAGGATCTCCTGCAGCTTCGAGGAACTCACTTCGCCTTGTCCGCGAGCTCGCCCAGGGCGTCTATCTGATCCAGAGAGAGCGCGGCCACGTCGATCACGGTAACAGGCCCTCCGCCTGGCCCAGAGACTTCCAGGGCCTGCTTGGGCTTGCCGTGGCTGTGCTCCATGAGGATCTGTGCAGCTGCCATACGTTCCCGAATCGTCGGCACCTCGACGTGTACGCGCTTCGTACCGTCCGCTTCGATTACCTCTGTGGAGAAGGCTTTCCCATTCATGAGCGCGAAGAAGAACTCGAAGAATGCGCGGCCGTCGCTGCCAGTCTTGTCCTTGATGAGATCCGCGAAAGCCCATCGGATAGCTGTGGACTTGGCGAGGATTGTCCCAGTGGGGGAACGCACGATTCTAGAGACAAACGGGTCCCGCTCGTGCCCTTTGACGTATTGAGTCACGCCCCGAACGATAACAGTTAATCGAACCGCAGGGAAAGCAAAGCGTGTAGGCCTGCACCGCACCTAAAAACAGTAATGTGATAATTACGCGCCGCATAAAATGTAAGTGTATGTACCCGGGATCTGCGTGAGTTTATGTAATAAAATGTCATATACTTTGTCTCTTCATGTGCCGCACCGACCGCCATACGCGTATAGTTACGCGCCTTTGACACATGTCACATTTGCGACATACTCCCCGGCTTCCCAGACACGGGGAAACGGGCCCGGCGTATACATACTCTTACCTATATGGGCACGTAGGGGCCCTCTCTTATTATATACTTCTTCTTCTTCTAAGAAGAATAGAAGTGACAGAGTGTCGTTCCACTGTGTAATAATCATGGGTTAGCCTACTTTTTTAAAGTCCCCTGAGGTGCCCGCCAAGTGTCATGTGCCCAAGCTTGACAGGGGCTAGCCCTTGGGCGCTTACTGTTTTCGCCAAGGGGGCATCATTGGACGTTGTTCGCTGGGAATCGCTCTTCAATACGGTGCCATGCGCGTCCGAGGTCCTCGAGTGGGAGGAGCTGATCGATCGCCTCTCCCGTCCTGAAATCGGTCCCAAGGACGGTTCTGGCTGGTCTCCAGTGCGTCTGAAGGCTCCCAAGCGGGACAAGGCCAACGTCGAGCACGTCTCCTGCCTGGTGGTGGACCTGGACGATCTCTCTACTGAAGACATGCCGCACCTCGAAGGGCGCCAAGCCTTCATCCACACGACCCATTCCCATCGATGGGAGTCCGGTGCGCTGCGCTTCCGCGTGCTGCTGGCCCTCAGTCGCCCCGTACTCGCGTCAGAGTGGAAGCGCTTCTGGCCCGCAGCGGTGCAGCACCTGGGCTGGAAGGTGGATCCTTCGGCAAAGGATCCATGCCGCTTCTACTACGATCCCCGCGTAGATGATCTTTCCGCATTCATGTGCGAGGCCTATCAGGGCGCACCCTTGGATGTGGATTCCCTGCTCTCAAAAGAGGGCGCCTCCGCGCCCCCCGTGTCCGAGGCAACGCCCACCCCCTGCGTTGCCTCGGATGCGGCTTTTGATGCGAAAGCCCTAACCTTCGAACTCACCCATCTGCGCGCGGCGACTTCCCGCGAAGTCATGAGCAGGGTTGCGGAGGGAAAGGCCCTTGCGCCCGCTGGGCGCGGGATGCGGAACACCAAGCTGCAATCTGCCGTGTCGATCGCGGTGTTCGGCGCCCGCCGCGCGACGGTAGATCAGCTCTTGGAGTTCTTCACACCTTCGCTGCATGCGTTCTCCGACGAACGGCACGACTTCGCTTTCTGGGAGGTGGAGGCACGTAGGCAGCTGACGAACGCGATGAAGGATCGCGACGCCAGAGACGCAGCGCAGGCCGCGACACTCTCCGAGGGAAAGAGCCTGCTCGCAATGGCTCTGGCGGAACGTGCGGGAATGCCCCCACCCTCTACCCCAGAGGAAACCGATCACGCCGCGAAGCACGTGATCATCCAGTATCGCGAGGCCTTCTTCATCTCCACCTTCAACGGAAGCGCGTACAAGGGAGCAATCCCGGCCAGCGCGCTGGATCCGGCCCTGTATGATGACCTCCCCGCGAGCATCGCTTACGTGGAGGATGAAGAGGGCAAGCACGCGCGCCCGGTGAAGACGCTACGCAGAGAACTGAGCACCGTAGCGCGGCGCCTGAAGCCGTCCCTGGCCCTGCAGCGAAGCTACTATGACCCCGCTACAGAAACCTTCCACGAGGCGGTGTGCCCTCTCCGAGAGATCTCTCCCGTAGAGCATCCGCAGATCGCGGAGTGGCTGCGCCTGCTGGGCGGCCCAGAGCATGCGAAGCTGCTAGACTGGGTAGCCACGGTCACAGTCCTAGAGAAGCCCACCTGCGCGCTGTACCTGAAGAGTTCGGGAGCCTCT